TCAGCGGGTTCGGGGTTCGAGTCCCTGATGGCGCACCACGCGAGGCCCCTCGTCCGACGGACGGGGGGCCTCACCCGTCTCCAGCCACACGAGCGGAACGCCCGTTCGTAGTGCCCATGCGCGAAGCATGATCTTTCGCGGCTTCACCCGGTCGAGCTCTGCGTTGCCGACCGTCTGGCGCGACACGCCGAGTTCGGCAGCGAACTGCTCGCGGTCGAGGTCCGTCAGCTCGCGTGCCTTGCGGAGCCTGTCGCCCATCGTGAACTGCGGGATCGTCCCGTGCGCGGCGTCAATCGTCATGTGACGAAGATACGACATCGCACCCCTGTCGTTCAAGAGGGCAAGATTCGATCCTTGACACGGCTGTCATTCGCCGTATCTTCGTCACATGACGATTTCCGATCTCATGACGACGAAGGACGTCGCGCACCGTCTCGGGGTCTCGCCGCGGACGGTTCAGCGTCGCGTCGCGGCCGGTGCGCTCCGCGTTGCGCATCGGTTCCCCGGCTACCGGGGCGACATGCTCTTCGACCCGGCCGACGTCGACGCCCTCGCGGCGTCAGTCGTCGAGGCCGGGCACGAAGACGCGCAGACCGAGCCCGTGGTCGCGAGCGGAACGCCAGATGTAGCCGCGGACGCGGACGAGACCACCGGCGCGCTCGACGATGCCGCGCAGCTCGCGGTCGTCGCTCGACCCGAGCGGGTAGCCGCCGTGGCTGGCCCACACGACGCCGGCCTTGACCCGGAGGACGACCTCGAGGCTCGTCGTGCTGCCGCCGGCGCTCGGCAGTGCGACGCCGACGGCCTTGGAGACCTTCTTATAAGCCCAGGCGGTCTGAGCGGCCGGAATGACGACGCTCTCGTCGCTCGAGGCGTCGAGGAACGGCGCAGTGGCTTCGTCGGACTTGGGGGAACGCGAGAAGAGACCCATGCGGACATCGTCGCGGGCGCCCGCCGCGACGTCCAGACCACCGACGCGGGATCCCTGGCCCGCGCCGGTGCACCCGCTGGCGGGCGCGCTGGCATCCCTGAGCCTGCGCCCGCCAGCACCACTGACGAGGTGACCCGATGAGCGACGTCGACGACTGGTTCATCGAGCGGATCGTCGACGGCGACCGCCACCGCTTCGAGCTCGAGGTGCTCGACGTCTACGAGTCCATGCGCCTCAAGTTCCTCGTCAACACGGACGGGACGGTGGCCTTCGCATGATCCCTCGTCGCGTCTACCTCGTCCGCCGCGTGCTCGTCGGCCTGGCGCTCGTCGCCGTCGTCGCGCTCGCGACCGTCGCCTACCTATGGGCCGTCACGAGCCTCGGGACCCCGTGCTTCACCTCGACGATCGGAGGTGCCGCATGACCGGCCCGCGCATTGCCGTCTGGCGCGCCCCCGCAGGCGTGATCGTCCACACCGACGCCCGACCCTGGTTCGTCACCGAGGGCAGCCGCATCGTGGGCCGCTTCACGTCCTGGCACGAGGCCATGGACGTCGCCCGCCGCATCATGCCGCGCACGCTCGAGGTGACCTGCTGATGCCCGCGCACTACACCTACCTCAAGCGCTGGCGGTACGAGCGCGAGCAGGGCATCGAGCGCACCATGGACGTCGCCCCGGTGCGCGAGCACCTCGCGCGCCTGCGCGCCGCTCGCATGACCTGGCGCGCGATCGCCGAGGTCTCTGGTGTAACCGCCAGCGCCCTTCACAGCATCCACAAGGGCGAGACCACCCGCATCAACCGCGCCCGCGCTCGCGCGATCCTCGCGGTACACCCCGACGCCATGTTCGAGCGCAGCAACCCCGCAGGGTTCGTGCCCATCATCGGCACCCGGCGACGCATCCGCGCGCTGCTCGCTATCGGATGGACCCACGACCTCATCGCCGCCGCTGCCGGCCTGCCCGAGCGCCGTACGGTCACGCTGCTCTCGCAAGCAGGCCACCTGTGTTCGCTCGAGAACCACGAGCGCATCAAGCGGGTCTACAACGAGCTCTCGATGACGCCCGGCCCGTCCGAGACGAACCGAGCCCGCGCACGCAAGTTCCGTCACGTCCCGCCCCTCGCATGGGACGACGACACCATCGACGACCCCTCAGCGCGCCCCGCTGGCTGGTCCCGGACGAAGGCCATGGCATGAGACCCGACCGAGAGCGCTACGCCCGCTACCGCGCCGCCTACCGCGAGCGGTTCGGCGTCGAGCCGACCGAGACGCCGTACTACGTCGGCCCGAGCAAGCGATGAGCGCCGTGTTCACGCAGGCGATCGCGCACTGGCGTCAGCTGCGCGCTGAGTTCGAGCTCTACCGCGAGCACGCCTACGCGCGCGCCGAGGACGCCTGCGCAGGAGTCCTTCTCAACTCCGCCGCGCAGCGCGAAGGCATCAGCGCATGGTCGCTGTTCATCGGTCCCGAAGCACGCGCGTTCCGCTGGGCGTCCGACGAGCTGCGCGAGCACTGACGCGAGTATCCGCGCATGACGTTCGAGGCGTTCGAGCGTGCCCGCCTCGACGACTACTGGCCGGGGGATGACCTGTGAGCCGCCCCGCGATCCTCGACGCGCTCGCCGTCGCCGACCTCGCCGTGGCGTTGTGCGACGACGCGACCGAGCGCATCCACCGTGCCCGCCACGAGACCGACGACGAGGCTCTCCGCGAGGACCTCGTCGACGCGGCCGACGACCTCTCGCAGGCGTGGCTCTACGCGAACCGCTCGCGCTCGCTCCTGCGTCAGCTCGCACGCGTCCTGCTCCCAGCACCCGCGCCCGCACACGCGCCGACGCCGCTCGACGTCGCTCGTCGCGCTGGGTGGGTCGAGTGAGCGCCGTGACGGCCGGCCGCCCGGTCGACTCCCTCGTCGGGTCGCTCGCCCGCGCAGGCTGGGGCGACCTCACCGGACGCGAGCACCAGGGCCTGCGCTCGACGCTGCGCGCCCTCGTCGACCTCCTGCCGCACCGCAGCGCGCAGGGCCTCGTCACCGCCGCGCAGGTCGCCGACGTCGCAGGACTCTCCGAGCGCTGGACACGCCGCTGCATGCGCGTGCTCGAGGACGCCGGCCTCATCGTCTGGACCCGCGGGGGAGTCATCGCAGGCGCGCCCGCGCCCTCGCACGTCCGCATCGTCAAGACGCTCGTCGTCGCGATGATCGGCGGCGCACGCCCGATCCTCGACGCGATCCGCGCCGAGCGCGCCCGCCGCACCCGAGCGCGCGTCGAGGGCCTGGCCTACGTCATGCCGGGCAGGCGTCGTCGCAGGTCAGCCCATGCGGAACTGGATGCAAGCCCTCGCCCCCTCACGGGGGAGGAGCCCTCCGGTCGCTCCGCTCCTCCACCAACAGATGACACACCAGACCCCGAGGTCGCCGCGCGAGGCGCGGCTTTGGCCCGAGCAGCACTCCGAGCAGGCAGGAGCAGACGATGAGGTACACCTATGAGGTGCCCACGTGCGAGCACGGGGGAGACGCCCGACGCATCACCAAGGGTCGAGCCGAGGGGCAGTCGCGCTGCCCGATGTGCCGCGCTGCCGAGTCGCGTGCCGCGTGGCTCGCCGCACAAGCAGCCGAGGACGAGCGCCGTCGTGCCGAGCGTGCCGCTGCTTGGGCACGCACGCTTCACGACGAGCCCGAGACCCCGACCAACGTCGTGCCGCTCCGAGGTGCGCGATGAGCTGGGGAGGACGACGCATCGCGTCGCTGCGCCGCCGCGTCGTCGAGGTCTACGGCACGGCCTGCCACCTCTGCGGCACCGAGACAGCCGACCCCGCCGAGGTCGGACACCTGCACCCGCTCGCCCTCTCGCTCGACCACCTCGTGCCCCGCTCGCGCGGCGGCACCGACGCGATCGACAACCTGCGCCCGGCCCACCGCCGCTGCAACCTCTCGCGAGGCGCCAGGCCGACGAGCACCGCCCGCCCGCCGACGCCGCCCCGGCCGGTCGTCGACGGATCCGCTTTCTTCGGCTGAGGCCCTGGAAGACCCGCCCCCACCTTCGATCCCTCCCCAACCCTCCAAAAAAACGCCGAGAACGGCGAGATTGCAACGGAAACGAGGCCACCATGGACCTGGAGCAAGGCACTCTCGACCTGCCCGAGATCGAACACGCTGGGGGTGGCGCGATCGAGCGCGCTGCCTGCGTGACCATCGCCGCGCTGCGCGAGCACGGCGCCCTCGACGCCACCCACACCCTCAAGGTCGAGCTCATCCTCCAGGGCGCACGCGCCCTCGACTCCGAGTTCAGGTTCGGCAAGGTCACCGTCGCCGGAATGCAGCTCTACGCTCGCGTCCTGGACACCGCAGACGGCCTGCCCACCATCGCCGAGGCCGTGTCCCGCGAGTTCGAGCGGATCACCGAGGCCCTGGCCGATGCCGAGTAGTCGTCTCCTGCGCCTGGAGGACCTGCGCCGGCCCCCGACCGCCGCGACGGCGCGCAACCCCGAGCTGCGCACGCGCGGCGGCAAGATCGGCGTGCTCGCCGCCGCGCTCGGACGTCCGCTCAAGCCTCACCAGCAGTACATCGCCGACGTCGCGACCGAGCTCAACCCGCCCGGCTCCCGGCTCCGGTTCCGCTACCAGCTCGTCATCGTGTCCCTGCCCCGGCAGACCGGCAAGACGACGCTCATGCGACCCATCTGCCTCGAGCGGACCCTCAGCCGGCCCGGCGTCCAGGTGTTCACGACCGCGCAGTCCGGCAAGGACGCCTCGGCGCGCTGGGAAGACCTCGTCGCGGACCTCTCGACCTCGGCCGTGTTCCGCTCGATGCTCTCGATCAAGCGCGGCAAGGGCGACCAGCGCGCGACCATGCCCAACGGCTCGTTCATCGCACCGTTCACCCCGGACAAGGAGTCGCTCCACGGGTACTCACCCGAGCTCGCGTTCGTCGACGAGGGCTGGGCCTTCGACGGCGTCCAGGGCGCCGACCTCATGAAGGCGATCCGACCCGCGCAGATCACCAAGCGCGACCGGCAGCTCTACATCGCCTCGGCAGCCGGCGACGCGACGAGTGAGTGGTGGACCGAGCTCATGCGCATCGGACGCGAGTCCCTCGACGACCCGACGTCGCCCATCGCGTTCTTCGACTGGTCGATGGACCCGACCCTCGACCCCGACGACCCCGCATCGTGGGAGTTCCACCCCGGCCTCGACGGCCTCATCACGATCGAGGACCTGGCCGCCGAGCACCGCGCCAACGCGCCGGCCGACTTCCTGCGCGGGTTCATGAACGTCCCGACGACGACGACGAGCGCCGGCGCCGTCGTCGACGTCGCCGAGTGGGACACGCGGGCGCGCGCCGAGCTCGAGCAGCCCGACCCGTCGCGCCTCGCCGTCGCTTACGACGTCGCGCTCGACCGCTCGAGCGCCTCGGTCTGGTCGGCATGGCTCGACGACGCCGGCACGCTCCACCTCCACGTCGTGCGCACCGCCCCCGACGTCGGTTGGCTCGCGCCCTACCTCGCCGCGTTCATCAGCAAGCACCGCCCCGCGGTCGTCGCCGCCGACGACGGCGGTCCCGCCCGCATGGTCACCGACCAGCTGCGCCGCGCCGGGCACCGCATCGAGACCCTGGCCGGCCGCGACTACGGCACCGCCTGGACCGAGTTCAAGACCGCCGTGCCGGACCTCGTCCACGACGGCACGCCCGCGCTGCGCGACGGCCTGGTCGCGACCGTCGAGCGTCGCGTCGGCGAGCAGCTTGGCCCCTCACGGCATCACTCCGCGCGCCCGGTCGACGCCGTCATCGCCGCGATGGTCGCCGCGTGGCACGCCACCCGGATCCCGACGAGCATCCCGATCTACTGAGAGCGAGCCACCACATGCGAGTCAAGATCGACGCCGGCGGCATGACGTACCTGCCACTGTGCGACTGCGGCTGGCGAGGCCTGCCCTCGACGAGCCGCGGCGGCGCACTCTCCGACGCCCGCCACCACGAGCGCCGCGCGCACCCCGGCGACCTCCAGGCCGCCAAGGCCCTCGCCGAACATCGACGGCGCGCCGGGCATTCCTGAAACGTGGATAGGTCGCGGTCAGATCAGCGCATGAGGTTCTTCGACCGCTTCCGCACCGCCGGCGCCCTCCACGAGCGCGCCGAGTCGATGCCCGCAGGCGTCACCCCGCCCGCGCGCTCGGCGACCGCGAGGCTCGTGACGACCGACGAGGCCCTCACCCTGCCCGCCGTCTACCGCGCGGTCCAGATCATCGCGACGGCCGTCTCACAGCTCTCCCTCGACGTCGAGCGCGGCGGCACGCAGATCGAGACCCCGGCGCTCGTGCGCAACCCGGACGTCCTCGGCGCGCCGCGCGCCGCGTTCCTCGAAGCGACGACGACGTCGCTCGCCATGACGGGCAACGCCTTCTGGCGCAAGCACCGCGGCGCAGACGGCTACGTCATCGCGCTCGAGGTCTGGCCGACCTACGAAGTCTCCGTCAGCCGCGACCCGCGCACCGGGCAGATCGTCTACGGACGCGACGGAGTCGACTACACGACCTCCGACGTCCAGCACCTCCAGCTCATGCGCGTCCCCGGCCGCCTCGTCGGCCTCGGCCCGGTCCAGGCCGCCGCTGCCGACCTGCGCGGCGGGCTCGACCTGCGCGACTACGCCGCGAACTTCTTCAACGACTCGACGATCCCGTCCGGCATCCTCTCCACCGAGCAGCAGCTCACCCCGGCGCAGGCCGCCGAGTGGAAGAAGCAGCTCGCCGCGTCCTGGAAGCCAACCGAGCCCGCCGTGCTCGGCGCCGGCCTCAAGTACGACCACCTGCTCCTGGCCCCGCGCGACGCGCAGTTCCTCGAGTCCCGCACCTGGACGATCACCGAGGTCGCCCGCCTCTTCGGGATCCCCGCGAAGTACATGCTCGCCGCGATCGAGGGCACGAGCACGACGTACAGCAACCAGGAGCAGGAAGACATCGCGTTCGTCCGCTACACGCTCATGGCGTACATGCGCGAGATCGAGATGGCCATGAGCGCCGTCCTCCCGCGTGGCCAGGAGGCTCGCTTCAACGTGGACGCGCTCCTGCGCACCGACACCAAGACCCGCTACGAGGCCCACCAGCTCGCGATCTCGATGGGCCTGTACTCGCTCGCCTACGCACAGCAGATCGAGGGCCTCCCGGTCGTCGACCACCAGCCCGCCACCCAGGAGGCCCCCGTTGCCTGAGCAGCTTCTCACCCGCGCGTTCGAGGTCCGGTCGGCCGACCTCGACGAGCGCACCGTCACCGGCATCGCCGTGCCGTGGGACACGCCCGTCAAGATCCGCGACTGGTGGACCGATGGGACCTACCTCGAGCAGGTCGCACGAGGCGCCGTCGTCGAGTCCGACGACGCCAAGCTCTTCGCCGACCACGCCGCGATTATCGGTCGCGTCGTGTCTCACCGTGACACCGACGAGGGCTGGGAGATCACCGCGAAGATCTCTGAGACCTCGCGCGGCAACGACGTCTACACGCTCCTGCGCGACGGCGCTCTGGACCGCTTCTCCATCGGCTTCCAGCCGCTCGAGCACGTCGAGTCGCGCGACGCCGACGACGTCCTCACCATCACCCGCACGAAGATCCGCGTCCGCGAGGTCTCCGTCGTCCCGTTCCCCGCCTACGACACCGCCAAGGTCTCGTCCGTCCGCTCCGCCACCAGCAAGGAGAACACCCCCATGCCCGAGTCCACCCCCACGCCCGACGTGGCCCTGCGCGAGTCCGTCGAGGACCTCGCCCGCCAGGTCGAGCTCATCCGCTCCGAGGGCCTGCGCCCCGCCGCCGAGGCCACGCCGACGTTCCGCTCGATCGGCGACATGGTCAAGCGAGTCGCCGCCGGCGACGAGGCCGCGGTTCGCGCCTACACCGGTGCCGTCTCCGGCGACGCCGTCCTCAAGGACGCCTGGATCGGCGACCTCGTCGAGATCATCAAGAAGCGCCGCCCCGTCATGTCGACGTTCGCCACCGGCGCGCTGCCGGCGACCGGCATGGGCGTCGAGTATGCCGTGCTCGAGTCCGACTCCACGCAGGTCGGCGTCCAGGCCGACGAGGGCGACGACCTGCTCTTCGGCAAGGTCTCGATCACGACCAAGACCGCGCCCATCGTCACGCTCGGCGGCTGGAGCTCGCTCTCCCGCCAGACGATCGAGCGCTCGACGGTCGGCATCCTCGACACGACGTTCGAGGCGATGGTCGAGCGCTACGCCCGCGCGAGCGAGGTCTACGTTCGCAAGGTCCTCACCGACGCGCTCGCCGTCACCGGCTCGGACGCGCTCGACGAGGTCACTGCCGACCTCACGACGCAGGACGGCATCGTCACCGCGGTCCTCGACCTCGTCGAGCACTTCGACGACGCCGGCCGCGCGCTCGACGGCGTGTTCGTCGACAAGGCCACGTTCCTCGCCCTGTACGCCGTGCCCGCGACCGACCGCGTCCTCCAGGTCACCGGCGCGCCCGCCGACAAGGTCGGCACGATCACCGTCAACACCGGTGCCGGCGACGTCGCCGGCCTGACGTTCCGGCTCCTGCCCGGCGCGGACGCGGGCACGGTCGTCGCCTACGACCGCACCGCGATCAAGACGCTCGAGTCGCCCGGCGCGCCCGTCCGGCTCCAGGACGAGAACATCGTCAACCTCACCAAGGACTTCTCGATCTACGGCTACCTCGCGGCCGTCCTCCAGAAGCCCGAGGGCCTGGTCAAGGTCGTCGACACGCCGTGACCACCACCGCTGCCGACCTCCAGGCCTACGTCAACGCCTCGAGCCCTGCCGACGTCGCCTACACCACGAAGGTCGTCATCGAGGCTGCCGAGCTCGTCAAGACGTTCGTCGGCGCCGCCGCCGTGCCCGAGGCAGTCCTCGACCGCGCAGTCCTGGAGGTCGGCAGCGAGCTCTACCACCGCCGGCAGGCCCCCAACGGCATCGCGGCGGGCGCGGGCCTCGACGTCGCACCCATCCGCGTCGCCCGCGACCCGATGGTCGGCGCGTACCCGCTTCTGCGCCCCTACGTCGGCGGGGGATTCGCATGAGCATCCACCAGGCGCGCGTCGAGCTCGTCACGACGCTCCGGTCGCTCGACGCGCAGGTGTACGACCACCTGCCCGCACGACTCTCGCCGCCCGCCGTCGTCATCCTGCCCGGCAGCCCCTACCTCGAGCCGAGCGACCGCGCAGCGTCGTTCCTCGCGCACCACACCGTCACAGTCCTCGTGCCGGCCGGTGCGAGTGACGTCGTCACGCGCACGATCGACGACCTGCTCGAGGACGTGCTCGTCGAGCTCATCAACGCCAAGTACCTCGTCGACTCCGTCTCGACGTTCTACGGCCTCGACCTCGGCGGCACCTCGTTCCTCGCCGCCGACGTCTTCGTCCACCGCACCATCACCCTCTAAGGAGACCCCCGTGGCCGCTTCGTCCACCCGCATCAAGGGCACCGCGCTCAGTCTGAAGTTCGGCTCGCCCGCCAAGGACTACTGGTGCGACGTCACCTCGTGCACCCTCACCAACGAGGACGCCGACGCCGGCGTCGTGACCTTCTGCGACGCAGCTGCCGGCGGCGGTCGCGACTTCTTCCTCAACATCGCCGGCATTCAGTCGACCGCGGCCGACTCCTTCTGGCGCTACGTCTGGGAGCACAGTGGCGAGGAGGTCGGCTTCACCTACGCGCCGCACGGCAACGAGGTGCCGACCGCCGACCAGCCGCACTTCATCGGCACCGTCAAGGTCGGCCCCAAGCCCGAGGTCGGTGGTGAGGCCGGCGTCGACAACGAGTACACGTTCGAGACGCAGTGGAAGTGCGTCGGCACGCCCGTCATGGAGGACGGCACCACCCCGTGAGCCGCGCCGACCTGGACGTCGCCACCGACGGGACCCGCGTCCGCGTCGAGGGCCTGCGCACCACGCTCCGCGCGATGCAGAAGGCCGGCGCTGCCACCGAGGACATGAAAGAGCTCATGCACTCGATCGGCACGCTCGTCGTCCAGGCGGCAACGCCGCCCGTCCTCACCGGCCGACTCTCGACCACGCTCCGAGCAGGGCGCGGCAAGACGAAGGCCGTCGTGCGGGCGGGCGGCGCAAGGGCGCCCTACGCAGGCGTCATCCACTACGGCTGGCCCGCCCGCAACATCCCCGCCAACCCGTTCCTCACCGAGGCGCTCCAGCGGACGCGCCCCGCAATCCTCCGGGCACTCGACGAGGGCCTGGCCGACCTCCTGCGCGAGCAGGACCTCACCTGAAGGAGCCCTCCGTGGCACTCGACATCGACAAGCTCACGCTCGGCGAGATCGCCAAGATCGAAGACCTCTCGGGTCAGTCGTTCACGTCCCTCGGCGAGGACGGCGCACCCAAGGGCCTGCTCCTGGCCGCGCTCGCCTACACCGCCAAGCGCCGCGAGAACATCGCCAACGGCCTGCCGCCCGTTCACGCCGCCATGTGGAACGAGTGCCTCGACCTCACGTTCGAGGAGGCCAACACGCTCGTCGGCCTCGACGACGCACCCGCCGAGGAGGCCGAGGGCCCTACGTCGGCTCCCGTCGAGGAGCCCGTCCCCGCTCGCGCACCCCGCAAGACGCGCACGACCTCCGCCTGAAGCGCACCCGCGAGATGGCCCAGTTCGTCGTCCACCTCCACCTGAGACCCGACGACTACTGGGCACTCACGCCGCACGAGCGCGACGCGCTGATCGACGAGTTCAACCGCTCCCAGAAGCGAAAGTAGGCACGCATGGCCGGGCAGACCATCACCATCTCCGTCCTGGCGGACACCAAGAAGTTCTCCTCGGCCATGCGCAACTTCGGCGACGCCACCGGCCTCAACAAGCTCGGCGGCATGGCGAAGAAGACCGCCAAGGCGCTCGGCGTCGTCACGCTCGCAGGCGGCGCCGCGCTCGGCGGCCTGGCGAAGGTCTCCGTCGACGCCGCGTCGTCGCTCGAGCAGTCCATCGGCGGTGTCGACGCGATCTTCAAGGACCAGTCCGGCAAGATCCACACCTGGGCGACGAAGGCAGCCGGCGACGTCGGCCTGTCCAAGAACGCCTACAACGAGCTCGCCGCGATCATCGGCACGACGCTGAAGAACAGCGGCACGCCGATGGACGAACTCGCAGGCAAGACCAACGGCCTCATCAAGACCAGCGCCGACCTCGCCGCGACGTTCGGCGGCACCGTCACCGACTCGGCCAACGCCATGGCGAGCGCGCTGCGCGGCGAGTTCGAGCCGCTGCGCCGCTACGGCGTCTCCCTGTCCCAGGCTGACATTCAGGCGCGCGCTCTGGCCGACTCCGGCAAGAAGAGCGTCAAGGAGCTCACGAAGCAGGAGAAGGCCGTCGCCACGCAGGCCCTCATCCTCGAGCAGTCCGCCGACGCCCAAGGCGCGTTCGCCCGCGAGGCCAACACCCTCGCAGGCCAGCAGGAGCGGCTCAAGGCCAAGTTCGAGAACGTCAAGGCCACGCTCGGCACGAAGCTCCTGCCCGTCATGACCAAGGTCACCACCTGGGTCTCCGACCGCCTCGACCCCGCCATGGAGGGACTCCAGCGGTTCGTCGACGAGAAGGTCACCCCGGCGATCAAGAGCCTCGCCGGATGGTTCAAGGACAACGAAGACAAGATCAAGGCCCTCGCCGAGAAGATCTCCTCGGGTCTGTCCACCGCCCTCCAGGGCGCGTGGGACCTCATCCAGAAGGTCGTCGAGGTGCTGAAGAACCTCGGCACCTGGGCCAAGGACAACAAGGACTGGCTCCTGGCGCTCGGCGTCGCCGTCGGCACGATGGTGCTGGCGTGGAATGCCTGGACGACTGCTCTCGCGGTCTGGAAGGCCGCCGTCCTGGTCGGCACAGCCGTCCAGACCGCCTTCAACGCCGTTCTCGCCGCCAACCCCATCGGCATCATCGTCCTGGCCATTGCGGGTCTCGTGGCGGGCCTGGTCTTCTTCTTCACCAAGACCGAGACCGGCAAGAAGGTCTGGGCCGGGTTCACCGCAGCTCTCTCCAAGGGGTGGGAGACGATCAAGTCCGCGTTCTCCAAGGGCTGGGAGGCTGTGAAGTCCGCGCTCCAGAAGACGTGGGACTTCGTCAAGAAGGTCTGGTCCTACACACCCATCGGACTCATCACCACCAACTGGGGAAAGATCACCGGCTTCTTCTCCGGCATCCCCGGCAAGATCAAGGGCTACTTCGACAACGCGATCTCGTGGCTGAAGACCGCCGGCAAGAACATCTTCACCGGCCTCAAGAACGGCGCGACCGAGACGTGGTCGACGGTCTGGACGTGGATCAAGGAACGACCCGGCAAGATCAAGGACACCTTCTCCAACGCCGGCGAGTGGCTGAAGACCGCCGGCAAGAACACCTTCAACGGCCTCAAGTCCGGCTTCACCGACGCCTGGACGAAGGTCACGTCGTGGCTGAAGGAACGCCCCGGCGCGATCAAGGACACCTTCTCCAATGCAGGCACCTGGCTCCTCGACGCCGGCAAGAACGTCATCAACGGCCTGAAGAATGGCGTTCTCTCCGTCGCAGGCAACATCGGCTCGTGGATCGTCGACAAGGTCCCTGGCCCCATGAAGTCGGCCGTCAAGAAGGCTCTCGGCATCCACAGCCCGTCGAAGGTCTTCCACGGCTACGGCGTCAACATCATCCAGGGCCTCGTCAACGGCCTCGACGACAACCGCGACAAGGTCAAGTCGTCCATCGAGAAGATCGTCGCCAAGATCCGCGACACCAAGGGTCTCTCGGACGCCAAGAAGTCCTCCCTCGTCACCTACGTCAAGGCGCAGGGCAAGGCCCTCGACACAGCCTGGAAGAACGCCGAGAAGGCCGCCTCGAAGCTCAAGAGCGCCCAAGAGAAGCTCGCGACGATGAAGGCCGACAAGCGCGCCATGCGCGACCAGGTCGCATCCTCGCTCATGGGCCAGGTCAACCTCTCCGACGTCATCGCGCGCGACGACGAGGGCAACACCCTCAAGGGCAAGACGACCATCAAGAACGTCCGAGGCTACGTCCAGGGCCTCGTGAGCAAGTTCAAGGCCCTCGCCGAGCGACTCGGCAAGCTGCGCAACGCCGGCCTGCCCGCCAGCCTCGTCGAGCACATCGCCGGACTCGGCCCCGAGGACGGCGTCGAGGTCGCCGACGCGATCCTCAAGGGATCCAAGACCGAGATCAAGGCACTCTCGAACGACTGGGCGGGCCTGGAGGCGTGGTCGAAGTCCGCGGGCAACCAGGTCGCGTCGTCGATGTTCGACGTCGGCATCCAGGCCCAGGAGGGCCTCGTCAAGGGCCTGGAGAAGAACGCCAAGAAGACCGAAGCCGCCGCACGCAAGCTCGCACGCAACCTGGCCACCTGGATCCGCAAGGAGCTCGGCATCAAGAGCCCCTCGCGCGTCATGGCGTCCCTCGCCGCGTGGATCCCCGCAGGCCTCGCCAAGGGCATCAAGGCCAAGGAAGCCGTCGCGACCACAGCCATGCGCAGGCTCGCCGCCGACGTCTCCCGCGAGGCGTCTTTCGACGTCGACCCGACGGTCTCGACGCCGAAGAGCCTCAATCTCAACGGCCCCGGCACCCTCGCCCGCAATGACGTCGCCAACGTCACGATCAACGTCAACGCCGGCGTGGGCGACCCCGTCGAGATCGGCCGCCAGGTCGACGGCGCTCTGCGCTCCTTCTACCGCATGAACGGAATCCGATGACCATCACTGAGCGGCCCACCGCCGAGCACCTGGCCCTCCTGCTCGAGCAGCCCGCACCCGGCGCGATCATCCTGGGATCGTCGACGCTCGACGGTCCCGACGTCCTCGCGGCCGGCTCCGGGTACGTCGACGTCGACGCCCTGTGCGACGTCACGGGCACCATCTCGTGCCGTCGCGGCGGCCAGGGCGAGGGAGGCGCCCTGCGCATCGAGGTCGGCACCCTGAACGCAACTCTCCTCGACGTCGCACCCGACACCGTCCGCCCCGGCCAGCGCGTGCGCCTGGCCCTCAAGCTCGGCGGCTATGACGCGCCGCTCTTCACCGGTCGCGTCACCGCGCTGAGGGTTTCCGAGTTCCGTGACGACGCCGGCACCTGGCACACGCAGACGAACTTCTCCGCCGCCGACGCCGTCGCCGACCTGGCGGCCGTGACACGCTACGGCGCGATCGTCGACGACGGCCAGGCCGTCGAGTCCATCCCCGACCGCCTCAAGCGGCTCATCGCCTCTGCGCCGCCGTGGCTGGTCATCGAGGACCCGTCCTACGACCTCTGGTACCTCGACCTTCCCGCACCACAGGTCCATCGGGCGCTCCACTGGGATGGAGCAGCCTCCGACGAGACCGCCCGATGGACGGCAACGAACGGCACGGTCGACACATCCCCCGAGGGACGTCCGCGCTTCACGCTCGACCAGGACGGCACGGCCTCGCGCACCCTGACAGGCCTTGTGCCCGGCCGCATGTACGTCATCACCGTCCAGACGATCGGGACCCAGCTCAGGTACGGCGTCGACAACCCCCAGCCGACCTCTTCCCCGGAGTCTCTGACGTTCATCGCCCAGGCGACGACGGCGGTCCTCACCCTGCGCGGTCCGGCCGCCGCAGTCCACCTTCTCGCTCTGTACCTCGACGAGTGGGACGGCCCAACCTACGCCTGCACCTCAACGGTCTATGAGTCGTCCCTGACGAATCACTTGCACCGCACCTGCGCGACAGCGCCGGGCCTGCGCTGGCTCGTCAACGCTGCCGGCACCGTGTGGTGGCTCAGCTTCAACGAGTCGTGGCCCACCCGGCACATCTTCACCGACGAGGCCTCGACCTCACTCAGTGGCGAGCTGCACTACGTCGACATCGAACGTGGCTATAGCACGGCCGACACGATCGTCGACGTGCGTATCGACTCGGCCCAGCGAGGCTTCGACGACGCCGGTGTCCCCGCGGCCGCCGACCGCAGCTACGGCTACAGCGACCCCGACGCAGCGTCGACGTGGGGAGGTTCGTCCACGACCCGCGAGACCTTCACGGCATCGGATCTCGACGCTCGCGACCTGGCGCGCCGCGTCCTGACGGGTCGCCCCACGCTCTCCCCGACGTCCGTCCGCTGGAACGCCGCCGAGGACCTCTCTCGCCTGTCCGGCCTGGAGGTGGCCGACAAGGTCGCCGTCCGCCGTCTGGGCACCACGACGACACACACCCTGGCCGCGATCACGCACGAGATCACGGCGTCACGTCACATGGTCACCCTCGACCTGATTCCACTGGAGGAGTATCACTGATGACCTTGTCCAAGACCTTCGCCGCCGGCGCGCCATTGAGCGCGGCCGACGTCAACAGCAACCTCGTCAACCACGTCCCGTCCTCGGGAGACCCGTTCATCGACGGCCCTGTGGACCTCGTGAATGCCGCCGACGTGAGAATCAGGATTCGTCGCGCTGGCATGGTCGTCACCGTGTGGGCGACGGGGACCATTGCGATCCCCCCAGCAGGCCGCCCCATCGTCGGACCGAGCAACGTCATTCCTGGGTGGCTTCGCCCTGCGGAAGACACCTTCGGCTTGGCCGAACTTCGGTGGCTCACCAACGGCGTGGGCTCAATGGCGGTAGACCGCTTCGGGTCGGTCACCGTCTGGAATCCCACCTCCGTGACGGCATCCCAGTGGGCCGCGTCGGTCACCTACGTGGTCGGGTCCTGACATGACCACCTACACCAACCCCGCCAAGGGTCGCATCTCCTCGGCCTTCAACCCCCGCCGCAAGCACCCCGTCACGGGCAAGGTCCAGCCGCACGAGGGCGCCGACGTCGCCAACGCCACCGGCACGCCCGTCGTCGCCGTGCACGCCGGCACCGTGACGCGCTCGGAGACCCTGAGCGCGACCTACGGGAGGCTCCAGCGCATCTTCGTCACGTCCGGCTCGCTCGAGACCCGCTACCTGCACCTGTCCCGTCGCGACGTCAAGGTTGGGCAGCGGGTCAAGCGCGGGCAGCGTATCGGCCTCATGGGCGCTAGCGGGTTCGTCACCGGCCCGCACCTGCACCTCGAGGTGCGCCGCAACGGCGTCGCCGTGGACCCGGTGCCGCTGCTCGAGGCAGCCGGCGTCGACCTCGGCGTCGGCCCCTACAAGGATCCCGGCTGGTACACCGTCGACACCCCGCGAGGTGTCAACCTCCTCGGCCGTGCCGGCCCCTCGACGAGCTCCAAGATCGTCCACCGCCGTGCCCGTGGCTTCGAGATCTACGCCACGCGCCGCCAGGGACCGTGGATCCGCACCCGCTACGGCACCTGGTACCACACCGACCACCTCAAGAAGGGACGCAAGAAGTGAACAGTATCCGAGACGCTCTCCCAGCCCCGGCCCGCAAGTGGGTCTACCTCGGTCTCATCGCGGCGCTCGCCGTCGCGACGGTCATGGAGGGTGGCTTCACCGTCGAGACCATCATCAAGATCGGCGGCATGCTCGGTCTCGGCCTGGCCGCCGGCAACGTCACGCCCGCACCCGAGGGTGAGGACGTCGGCTGATGGCCCCTGAGACGACGATGACGATCACGCTCGGCGAGCTCGCGCGCGGCATGGCCCGACTCGAGGACTCTCAGAAGTCGATCCTCGAGAAGCTCGACACTGGCGTCGTCACCCGCCGCGAGTTCGAGGCGTTCAAGGAGGAAGTCACCGCTCGGCGCGTGCCGTGGACGGCCGTCACGGCGCTCGTAGTCTCGGCGCTCGCCACCCTGGGATCGCTCGGCGTCCTCTAGGCCAGTCGGCTCGTCCTCACGACGCGATCGCGAGGACGAGCCGACGTCGCGCCTCGTCGGGCACCTGGACGTAGGCCTGCGTCGTCACCGGGCTCGCGTGCCCGAGAAGCTGCTGCGTCGAGAGCAGGTCCTGGTCGACCGCGTAGACGCGCGTCGCGAACCGATGCCGCAGCGAGTGCATCGTCACGCCCTCCGGCAGGAGGTCGCCGACGAGCCGCCCGACCCATCGTGCCGAGAGGTGCCCGTCGACGGCGCCAGGGAACGCGAAGCCGCCGCGGGCGCGCGCGAGCACCTGGCGCGCGAGGTCGTCGGGCAGCGGCACGACGCGCCGTCGCCCGCCCTTGCCGTGCACGACGAGCGAGTAGCCCATGAGGTCCTCGACGACGTCGTGCGCGTGGACCGCGGCGACCTCGCCCCGACGCAGCCCGAGGTCCGCCGCGAGGCGCACCATGAGCCGCGTGCGCTCGTCGGCCGTCATGATCGCGCGCCGGTAGGCCGCCTCAGGCGTCGGGCGCGGCGCAGGTGCCTCGAGGCCGGGTGAGGGCAGGTCGCGTGCGGGGTCGCTCGTGGTGCGCCCGGTCCTCGTCGTCCAGGCGAACCACGCGCGCAGCGCGGCCCGGTACGACCTGCGAGACGCGCGCGACCAGGCGTGCGCCGCGAGCCACGCCTCGAGGTGTTCGGTCGTCACGCGCTCGAGCGGCACGCGCACCTCGCGCGCCGCTCGACGTATCTGGTAGAGCCGCAGCTCGATCGTCTGCTCACGCAGGTCAGCCGCGCGCATCGCCGCGGTCCACGCGCCGAGGTGGGTCGTCCAGTCCATGCCAGTGAGCGTGCGGACGACCGCGCCCTCGGCGCTGGGACCCTCGACCTTGCGCAGGCCTCGAGCCCGACGCGAGGTGTCCAGGCTCAC